CTTGATTTATAAATAAAAAAACCGCCTTTCGGCGGTTAAAAAAAGTTCATTTTTGCTGTTTATCTTTCCACTTTTTCCATACATCATAGCCTGGCAAGTGCTCCACCGGCTGGCCTAGCTGATAAAAACGCTCAATATATAAAATGGTGTTTTCAATATCATCATTGCCGTGATTAGCGCGCTCTGCCTGTTGGCGTTCCGCGTTATTTACGGCGGCCGAACCTGTACCGGAAAAGAGTGGTCGGTTCGTTTCCATCACTTGCATTAAATAGCGGTGATTGTTAAGCGGGGCGAGATTTCGGCTTTCTCGGCGTTTTTTCTGCACTGAATTAACCGTTTCACTCAAACAGTGGGCTAATAATTGAGAAGGTGGGAATAAATCTAGCACTTCGCGCATTAATTTTACTGCTCTTGAGTTGCTTAGCGCTGATTTATCCGGGCGAAATAGTGCAATGTATGAAACCAAAGGGCGGGCTACGCCATATTTTAACTCGGTGAGCAGCCCTAAAATTTCTCGCCCCGCTTCATCTTCTAAAAGTTGGTCTAAATGAATATCGGAGTGGCATACGGGACAGCGGCATAATTTCATAGACCACCTCTTGCTTGCCATTTTTTCAATCGCTCAAGCACTAAACTGGCCATGTCATCGCGTAAAGCGCCCACATTAAGCACTTGAATATTCATCCCGCGCTTAGCGTAAATTGGGTTCACTACGCCGCGCACAAACGCATTGAGCGCGTTTTCCGAGCCGTCTCGCACAAGCCCTTGTTTGCTCATTTCAATCCAAATGGCGCGAATTTTGTACGCGATATTGCTTTTTACAACCGCACTTTTTCCGCTTGGCGAATGATTTCGGCGGCTGGTTTTCTTAAATCCTTTGGCTTCCATTTCCGCTTCCACTTTCATTAACTCTGTCACGCTCATTTCTTTGCATGATTTTTTCCCGGTAACGCGCTCAAGCATGGCGCGATAGCTATATTCATCCATTGCCAGTTTTTGCTTGGCTATATGAATTAGCTGGATCAACTTTGGTTTAGTTTTATGCATTGTTTATTCCTTTTTAAAACACATTATTCAGCCCACTTAAACGTGGCTTAAATGGGCTGTAAATGGGTTTTATTACTTATAATTCGGATATTTACTTCTCAAAATCAGATAACAATTTGTCTTTAACTCAAAAATGCTTCTCGGCAGAGCGTTAATAGGTAAGGTTTTACAGGCTTTACCGCTATCGTCCATACCATACGGCACACCGATTGAACGCCAACATCGTGCGGCTTGTACCGCTGCGTCTTTAATCACCTCTGAGTTAATCACAAAGCTATTTGGCCCAATGCGTTGCAATAAAACACCTTGTACCATAAGCTTTTTAATCCGCCGTCTAAATTGACTTTCGCTTAATCCAGAGCCGGCAATAAGTTGGCTTACGCCCAATATTGCAAAGTCTTCTGCTCTTTTCTCTGCATGATCATCACTATACGTGCCAACGCTACCACCGATATAAGTCACTAAGGTTCCTTGCGCAATACGGTCTAATGTTTCATCCCAAATATACTCAAGGATGTGTTCATCTAGCACTTTCATACTCACCCCAACACTGGCGTCATTCGCCACGCCACACTTTTCATCTCTCTGCTTGCTGCTTGTAATAGCAACAAAGCCCCTTCTGAATCATCAACCAGCCACTGTTCTTTTGCTGCTTCGATTTGTTCCATAATCTGTGCCAGTTGCTCGGTGACTTGCGCTTTCTTTTCAGTCATACTTCCTCCACTTCAACCACGTCAGTGATTTCTGTAATGGTGTGCGGTAGTTTATTTACATCGCATACATTTAGGTCGCACATGTCTAAAACTTGTTCGTTGCTTTCTGCTTCAACAACGGCTTCTACTAAACAGTAAAAACGTGCTATATATTTCGCCATGATTTCCTCCTAGAAAGGTTTTCTAATTACTCGGTCACAAAACGCGGCGCGGCGTTTGCACCATTCTTTATTTTTTTGGCCGCTCGCATTAAGTTCTGCGATAGCCCATTGTTCCTTGGCATCTTGCAAGTCGCCTTGGCGTTCACTTTTTGCGGCTTTTTCGCTGTAATATTTAAAGCGGTTAAACTTGTGGATATTTTCCATTTTTTGTTTCCTTTTATGGTTGGTTAAAACTTATTATGAACGCCCCTTAAATTAGGGTTTAAAGAGCGTTTAAATAGGCTTTATTCCTGGTCTAATATGCCCACTATTAGGCTTAGAATTACCCCGGCAATCAAATAGGAAACCGGGTTCAATGCCCAGGCTGGCATTATTTCGCCTCCTGTTCAAAAGGGGTGATCACAAAATCTTCCACACCGGTTTTAATCGTTACACCAGCCACCGTTGCGGCTAATTCAGGCTCATTTAACATAGCCTCTTTGTTGATTTCTTCCTTGGTGCGAATAAAACGAACCAGGCCTAACGTGTGCAAACTTTCAATCACGCTCTCTGTGCCGCGAATACCGACTGACGGTGGGCGTTGTCGCCATTGCACTTCACCTGTGTTGAAAGTGCCTGTTTTGGTTTTGCCGTTTAATGTCAATTCATCTCGGCGGCTTTCACACCAGGCTTGCACCGCATCTTGTTTTGGCGCGAGCTTTTCTTTGATTACGTTCATTAAAGGCGCGTATTCTTCGGTGATTGCGGCCAAGCGGTCATTTTGTTCAATCGCTAGGCGTTCTAATTCGCGGTTTAAATCGCCGATCTCTTTAATTGCCACTTCCACTTCATCGCGCGTTTGATAACGCACTGCAAAGGTGTCGGTTTTAATTCGGGTTGGTTTTTTTGCCATTTTTTCCTCCTGGTTTTTAGTGTAAATAACTGCGCCAAATTACCTTGATGCCTTCGACCATCATTTGATATTCGGCAAAATGCACGCCATCGTTGCCTTGGATATAAGCAAGCGCCTGGCCTGTTTTCTCTAATTTCTTCGTTAATGCGTTCGGCTCAATGCGCACGCGCGGTTTGATTTTGTCAAACTCAATGCTTAATACATGCAACCCCATTTTGTTTAACTCAAACACGCATTTTTGCGTTTGTGATAAGTAACCTAGGGCGATTTTGTTGCAGCCACCAAACACTGGATGTGGTTTAGTTTGCTCGCGCAAGGTGTTGTTTTTTGTAATGCTTGTCATTAGTTCGCTCCTTTCATTTGTGCTTGGGCGGTTAAAATTAGGTCGAGTGTGATTACAGTGCCTTGTCCTTTTGCTGTCATGCCGGCTAGGCGTAAATATTGCGTTAAAGCGCGTAAGCCGCCCGCCTTGCCGCCGATGTCATAAAGGACGGTCATTAAATCCTTGTCGGCTATATCAAGCCCCCAGGCTTGCGCGATGGCTTTAATATCGCCTTTTGTGCTAGCTTTAACGCCGCAGTTGTTACCAATTCGTGACCAAAGACGCGCGTATTCATGCGCCTGGTTTACGCCGCCTTGGATGCGGGTGTAAACTTTATCGTTACCAATTAATGCAAAGCCTACTTCAGCTTCTTCTTGGATAATTCGGATCTCTTCTAACGCGTCATAAGGAAGGTGGTCGCTTTCATCAATGATGACCAAACCCTGTGTGCCTTTGAGCTTTTTAGTAATTAGGCGTGATAGGCGGTCTTTACGGCGTGGCGCATCGTTAATACCTAACTCAAGTGCTAACTCATACAAAATACTGCTTAATGTTGCGCGCGCTGGGCTTGCGGTAATCATCCACACGTTTTGGTTGGCTTTTTTGTATTCTTGGCATGCTTTTGTTTTACCCACACCGCTTGCGCCGTAAACGGTCACCATGGTTGGCAAAATCTTGGCCATATCTAACGCTGAAAAAACTTTCTTGGCGGTCGGGATTGCGATAAAGTGCGGTGCTTCCACAAACACTTTTTCTTTTTTCTCGCGGGTTGAAAGCCAGTTGTTTAATGCGTATTCAACTTTTTCTACATTGCCAGCATAAGTGCCTTTTAAATACGCACTTAATGCCCCACGATTGACACCAGATTGTGCTGCAATCTCGCGCTGGGTGTAGCTTTGGTTGTCTAAAAGTTGTTTGATTTGTTCAATTAAAGTCATGTTTAACGCTCCTTAAATGCGGCTTAAAGCCCTTTTTCTTCTTTCAGCATGGCTAATCCTTTACGCCAGCCTTGTTCAAAATCATTGGTATCTTCATCGTCATCTAATACCGCTTCGTGTTTACGCACTGCGTTACCTTCTTGTCGGAATAGCTCGATGATTTTCGGTTCTAGCGGTTCTTCTTCCTCGAATTGAGGCTGATAACGCGCTGCTTCTTGTGCATTCATAGTGAGTGTGGCTTTCGCTTGGGCTTTCACCGCTTTCACCATTTGTTTGCGTGCTTTATCGTGTTCGCGGCCTTTCGCTTTATCACCAAATGCCACCGCATCTGTACATTTCGCTTCGGCTAAGAACACGCCATCCAAACCGTAAACCCACACTTTGTTGTGCAAGTCTTGCGGGTCGAATTTCACCACCACCTTGCGGTGTGCTGTGGCAATCAGCTCGCTCGCTAAATAGCGGTTTTTGCGATTATTGACCTTGCCACCAGCTTCTAACTCAAATGTGCCGTCTTTTCTCAATGTAACGGCTTCGCTCATCAACATTAAAAACCGCATTTGTTCTGCGCTTGCCTTGCGAATTTGCGCTTTGGCGTAATCGCGCTCAAACACTTGGCTGAAACTGTAAATGCCTTGGCATATTTCGGTTTGTCTGCCTTCGCGTTCGTTGAAAGTGCGGATGCCATCTTCTATGGCTAAAATAAATGTGTCGTAATCTACGCCGTCTTTGCCGCCGTTATAGTTATCAGGCTTGCTGTAAACATTTTCCCCGGCGTAAAAGCCCGCCAGGCTTGGGTGTTTATCAACTAACTCGCCTAAACCACCGTGTGAAAACGCACGTTCGATTGGTTTTGCTTGCCCGTGACCTTTGCCAAATTGCACCGATGTCCACAACAATTCGATGCCAAGCATTGGGATAATCCCGGTCACATCATCTTCTTTTACTTTGAAGCGGTAGCGGTTCTTAACGCCCCCTGTCATCCATTTATTTGCCGCTGCGCGGGTGTTATCAATGGTGCATTTTTTCGGGATGCCGTATTTCCAAATCAGATCCATCAAACTTAATCGGATGGTGTCGCTGTTTTCACTTAAATCTACGCGGTAGGCGAGAATTTTGCGGGTGCGAATGTCTTGCCAAATCCAGGTTTTAGGGCGGACAATTTCGCCGTTGTGCCAACGCACAAATACGTTGTGTTGATAACCGTCGCCGTTAATCCACTCAAGGGCTTCAATTTCGGCCACTGTGCGGCGCATTGATGGGTAATATTGCATGACTGCATGGTCACCTTC